CAATTACATTAACGGGTACAATGTCTGCTAATACAACAGCAAATACTGTAATGGGAACAGGCACAATTTTTGACCAAGAACTATTAGAAAACGATTTCATTACAATTGGTGGTGAAAGTATACAAGTTAAAAAAATTAGTTCGCCAACATCATTAGAATTACAGGCACCTGTAGCTTCAAATTTATCTGGTGTTACTGCAACCGTTACTGGTGTGTCTGATGTTTGGAATGACCGATTTCTTAAAAAATATGCTACTGCTTTAATTAAACTTCAATGGGGAAATAACTTGTCTAAATTCTCTGGTATACAAATGCCAGGAGGAGTAACACTAGATGGTGTTCGTATTGCACAAGAAGCTCGTGAAGAAATTAAAGAAGTAGAAGAAGATTTATTCCAGTTCAACAGCTTGCCAAGTGAGATTATTACAGGTTAAAATGAATGGCAACCAATGTCTACTTTAACAATTATCCAGCAAGCCAGATAACTTCTGAGCAGTTGCTCGTGGAAGATTTGGTGATTGAAGCCATGCAAATTTATGGCATGGATGTTTATTACCTTCCTCGTTCTACTCGTGACCAAGTTGATTATTTGTTTGGTGAAGATACACTTAAACAATATGTCACAGCTTATCCAATTGAGATGTACTTGGAGAATGTTACAGGCATGGATGGTGAGCAAGATTTTATTTCTAAATTTGGTTTAGAAATTCGTGATGAAATTCAATTGCTTGTTTCTCGCCGCAGATTTGCAGCAACAGTTCCTTCAAATCGCCCATTAGAAGGTGATTTAATATATGTTCCTCTTGTAACTGCATTTTTTGAAATAACTTATGTAGAACACGAAAACGACCAAGCTATGTTCTATACTTTAGGCCGTGGTCGTGGTGGTAATGTTTATGTTTATGGTTTAAAACTTAAACAATTTGTATTTTCTAATGAGATTGTGCAAGTTGGTATTTCTGAAATAGATAATCAAATTCGTAATTACTATTCAAAAACAAACATCACATTAAATGCTGGTGGTTCAGGTACTTTTGCCAATGATGAAATTGTTTACATTGGTTCTAATGTATCAACTGCAACTGCTCAAGCTCTTGTTTACGATTTTATACCAAATTCTTCTATACAAGTTTACAGAACAATTGGAACATTTACACCTGGTGCTACATTAAAAGGCAATACCAGTAGCGCACAATGGACAATTGGTACTGCATCTGACTTTACACTTATGGATACTGCGTTTGAAAATATACAAGATAACAACAGAATTAAAACTGAAGCCAATTCTATTATTGACTTTACTGAAACCAACCCATTTGGTGAACCATAGTGCTAGGTAAATCTCAATATTATAATAGGTCAATTCGTAAAATAGTGGTTGCTTTTGGCACACTATTTAAAGACATTCAACTTCAAAGATACACTAAAGATGGTCTTACAGAAAAAGAAATCTTTACTGTACCTTTATCATATGCTTCAAAAGAAAGATACCTTACACAGATAACTTCTGATCCAGATTTGCTTAAATCAATCAATGTAATGGTGCCTCGTATTGCATTTGAGCTTACAGGTATGTCATATGATAGTAGTCGTAAGCAACAATCACTCTTACAGAATTTTGCTCAAAATGCCAATAATGGTTTGAATACGCAATATTCTCCGGTACCATATGATTTTAATTTTACAATGTCTATCTTTGTACGAAATACAGAAGATGGCACACAAATTGTAGAACAAATTTTACCATTCTTTAAACCAGATTTTACTGTTACTGTTGACATGATACCAGGCATGAGTCAAAAATATGATATGCCTGTTATATTAAATTCAGTAAATATGACAACAGATTATGAAGGTGGTTTAAGTGATGGCACCACTCGTCTAATTATTTGGGACTTAGAGTTTACAGTTAAAAGTTATTTGTGGCCAGCAGTAAATGAAAGTGCTAATGGTTTAATTGGTGCATATAGTACCTTAACTGGTCGTTATGGTCAAGCAAATACAAATATTTACATTGATACACAAAATCGTGATGCTCAAAAGATTTATGTGGATTACACCAATGGAAATAATTATTTTACCACAGCAGAAACTTTCCGTGTTGACCGAACAGGTGCAAATGAAATAACTGGCAAAGTAATATATTTTAGTAACTCATCGTCTGGCATAATGATTGTTGGTGAATTAGACCAACTTCTACAAGCAGCTGATGTAATAACTGGTGATTATTCTGGTGCTCGTTATACTGTTTCATCTGTTGATGTTTCACCACTTAAAGCAGTAGCAATTGTTACTCAAGCAGTCCCCGCAAATACGGCACCAGATGATGACTTTGGTTTCTCTACTACAATTACAGAATGGCCTGATACATTATGAAAAAATTAAATGAAAAATTATCTGAAGCTTTAGAAATACAACCAATTGAAATAAAAACCACAGAAGTTGTAGAAGTAAAAGATTCAATTGAAGATGATGCCGAGTTTGCTAGGCAAAACCTTCGTGACTTAATTGAAAAAGGTAATGATGCAGCAGACCATATTATTTCTGTTGCTAAACAATCTGACCACCCAAGAGCATTTGAGGTGGTAGCAGGTATGTTAAAGAATCTTGCTGATATGAACAAAGACCTCTTAGAGGTACAGAAGCGTAAACAAGATTTACAACCAAAAGTTACCAACAACACACAAAACCTTACAATAGATAAGGCAGTTTTTGTTGGATCTACGGCAGAACTATTGAAACAACTTAAAGAAAATAAATAAAACTATGGAAACTTTACAAGAAATAATGAAAAAAGTGTTAGCCGATACATTTGCTTTATATTTGAAAGCACACCAGTATCATTGGAATGTGGAAGGTTCTAATTTTCCACAATACCACGAATTTTTTGGCAATCTATATGAAGAACTACATGGTGCGGTAGATCCAATTGCTGAAGAAATTCGTGCCTTAGATGCCTATGCACCTGGTTCTTTTACTCGCTTCATGGAATTAACAGATATTGAAGATGAAGTAAATGTACCGGCAGGGGTAGAAATGGCAAGGAGATTGATGACTGACAATGAAAAAGTAATTGGTACTCTCAATGTTGCTTTCAAACTTGCAGAACAATTGGACAAACAAGGCCTTGCTGATTTTTTAGCTGGCCGTATTGATACTCATAATAAACATCAATGGATGCTTCGTAGCATCACAAAATAAATGAACGAAGGTTATTTGGGAAATGCCAACTTAAAAAAAGTTGGTGTTAATATATCATTTACGGAAGAACAGGCAAAAGAATTTATTCGCTGCTCTGAAGATCCTGTTTATTTTATTAGAACCTATGTAAAAATTGTGAATGTGGACCACGGTTTAATTCCATTTGATATGTGGTCTTTCCAAGAAGATATGGTTCGTGACTTTCATGCAAATCGTTTTTCTATCTGTAAAATGCCTCGGCAGGTTGGTAAAACTACCACAACGGTTGGTTATATGTTGTGGTGTGTTTTATTCCACGAAGAATTTAATGTTGCTATCCTTGCAAACAAAGGTCAGTTAGCTCAAGAGATTCTTTCTCGTATTCAAAAGGCATATGAATATTTGCCAATTTGGTTGCAACAAGGTATCATTACTTGGAATAAACGAAACATTGAACTAGAAAATGGTTCAAAGATTTATGCTTACGCAACATCCGCAGCCGGTGTTCGTGGCGGTACCTACAATTTGATTTTCTTAGATGAGTTTGCTTTCGTACCTAAAAACATGGCAGACGAATTCTTTACATCTACCTATCCAGTTATTTCTTCTGGTAAAACTTCAAAAGTTATTATTGTTTCTACACCTTGTGGTTTAAATCATTTCTACAAGATGTGGGTGGATGCCGCAGAGAAACGCAGCCTCTATAAACCAATTGAAGTTCATTGGTCTATGGTACCAGGCCGTGATGCAAAGTGGAAAGAAGAAACAATACGCAATACTTCAGAAGAACAATTTAGACAAGAGTTTGAAACAGAATTTATTGGTTCTTCTGCAACACTTATTTCTGGCGCTAAGTTACGGTCATTGGCGTTTCGTGACCCACCATGGCAAGAAGAAAATTTAGATATCTATGAGTTGCCACAGGCAGGTCGTCTGTATATTGCCACAGTAGATTGTTCTGAAGGTGTTGGCCTAGATTACCACACTATTAATATTATAGATGTGTCTGAAATACCTTATAGGCAGGTTGCTAAATATAGAAATAACAAACTACCATTGTTGTTCTTTCCAACGGTCATTTATAGTCTGTGCAAAAGATACAATGAGGCCTACGCATTGATTGAAACGAATAATGTGGGCCAACAAGTGGTAGATATTTTACATTATGATTTGGAGTATGAATATGTTTATAAGATTGACCATCATCACATCAAAGGTCAGACC